CTATATACATGGGAGATTTAGTATATAGAGATGACGCTCTAACTCCAAAAAGTATTAAACCTGCTTCACTTACAACTTATACTTCACTTGCTCAAGCTCAAGAGGCTTTTGCAGCTGCTTTTGTTGGTGTTGCAGCACAATATACTCCAGCTTCTACAACAGGTGAACCTATAACACCAATTCTGGTACATACAGCTGGTATAGTTGAATTAAAATGTGCATCTTCTACTTTTGAATATGGTCAAATGGTAGGTGTTGATGACAATGTTGGTGGAACAGCTCTTGAAGATCAACAAGTTATTGTTGTTACTGATAGTGCTTTAGCAATTGGAACTGTAGCTCAAACAGAAGCAGATGCAGTTACAAAAGTGTTAGTAGAAATTTTTCCTCCAAAAGCTCAAGCTCCTGAAGGTAGTGGTGCTAATTCTTTTTCAGTCATTCATACTGTTACTACCGCTGAAGATACAGCTGGTGCAGTAGTTATTGATACTGGTTTAGGTGTTGATGCTGTTCTTAATGTTAATGTTTTTGCAGTAACTACAAATTACAGTAAGTCTGATGATCTTGATGTTACTCAAGCTCTTGGTGTTGTAACTATTGGTGATGGTTCTGCAAATACAGTTACCGATGGTGACATAATACACTTAACCGCTACAATATAATTTGAGCTTTTAAAAGTACTTTTTAGTAAATTAACATTTTTTAAAAAATGGAGAATAAATATGCAAGGTAATGATTTAAAAGAGTTAGTAAAAGTAAAAGGGAAAAAGCCTTCTGCTGCTATACTGATGGAAGCTATGGATGAAGGAACAATAACACCTCAAGATATGAGCTTAAGGGAACTATGGGAAGCTTTCGTAGGACCAGTGGGAACAACTCTTGAATTTTCACAGAAGAAATCTGGTTATGTTGACCTTTATGAAGGTGTAGGTGGAACAATTGATTCTTCTGTTTATCAAACTTTAGCAGGTAAGATAATTAGTAATATGGTTATTGAATCTTACAATAGAACTACTAACATTGGTGACTCTCTTGTACAGAATTATCCTACAAGATTAAAGTATGAAAAAGTTCCTGGGTATACAACTACTGATGGAATGCGAGAAGTAAAAGAAGGTGAAAACTATGAAAAAGCTTCTATGGGAAGCAAATTTGTAGGAACTGGAGAAATTGCTAAAAAAGGTCGTATTCTAGCTATTACTGAAGAAGCTGTTTACTTTGATCTAATTGGTCAAATTCTTAATCAAGCAGAACAACTAGGTATGGATGCAAGACAGGACAAAGAATCAACAATTCTTAAAGCTGTTCTTGGTATTAATGCTTGTTATTCTCCTTCTGATGTTTCCACAGCTCTTTATACTACTACACCTTATCTTGTTGCAAGTAATCCTCTAATTGATTGGACAAGTCTTGAAACAGTTGAAGTTGCTCTTGCAGATATGACAGATGAAGAAGGAAATGCTATAGTAGTATCTCCTAATGTTCTTCTAGTTCCTAGCTCATTAAAAAGAACAGCACAAATGATTATAGGTGCAACTGATGTTTTGAGAAAAACTCCTGTAATTGGAACAGCTGGAACAACTTCACAAGCAAGAGAGATGACACAAAAAAATCCTTATATGGATGCTTATAACGTAATATCAAGCCCACTTATTCATAATCTACAAATTGCTGCTGGTGTAGGAAGTAGTACTGCAAGATCAAGTTGGTGGTTAGGTGACCCTAAAAGACAATTTGTATGGAAAGAGATTTGGCCTTTACAGGTTCTTAAAGCTAAAAAAGGTATTGATTCTGAATTTAACGCTGATGTTGTAGCACAATTCAAAATACGCTATTATGGTGGAATTTTTGCAAAAGACAATAAGTATTTTTCAAAAGTTACAGCTTAATTCAAATAAACTAACAGAAAAGGTCTGAATCTTAATTGTTTTCAGACCTTTTTTTTTAGTCTTTAAGGAAAATAAGTTATGGCTTATGAATCATTAAATGAACTTGTGGCTTTAAAAACAAAGCTTATAGCCAGATTATCTGATGCTTTAGGTGATAGTCCATTGCCTACTTATACAATAGATGGTAGAAAATTTGAATGGAATGACTATATTAAAGAGCTGAGGATAATGTTAAATAATATCAATGAGCAATTACAATGTTATCCTGTGGAAGAAATTTCTGTATACTTGGAATCATCAAATCGAATAATAGGTTCAAAATATGGGTACTAAAGAAAGAATGGCAGAAGATTTTAGAAGAATTACTAATATAGACGATGACAGAGTTTTAGCTATTAGGGTTCTTTATTATCATTTTATACAGGAAACTACAAATTTAGAAACTGGTTCACCTAATGAACTATTTTTTGAACATCATATGTCAACTGTAAAAGCTAAAAGACCAGACATGGAAAAACTTATTCAAGAAAGTATTGTTCCTTATGATGCTTTAATATTCTTTTTTGATGTTGAAACTTTGTTGACAGCTTATGAGCCAACAGTAAGAGATTATATAATTTATAATTCAGAAAGATATGATGTAAAAGGTATTATTCTAAATAATGATGATAATGTATATGAGATTTTAACTCAAAGAATAAGGAAGTAATAAAATGCCTTTGTCATTTACCATTGATAGAAGTAATATTTTTACAAAAAAACTTGCTAAGAACTTAGGTTTTTTTGCTAAAGGTAGAGCAATGAAGGAAATTGCTAAAGAAGTTGTAGAGTACTCAATAATACTTACTCCTTTGGACACAGGAAGAGCAAAAGCAGGATGGAAGAGGGCAGCAGATGGATTAGGTGCAATTTATATTAATCATGGTACTGATGGAGATAGAAAAAGTCAGGGTGAAGGTGAAGGAACTTTTAAAATTAAATATGGATTCTATACTCTTGACATAACTTTTTCAAATAATGTTCCTTACATAAATCTTTTAGACACAGGGTATTCATCTCAGAATAGAACAGGTATTCTTATACCTGCAATAAAAAAAGCTTTAAGAAATCTACCTCAGATTTGGAAAAAGGAGGTGAATAGTGCATTCTGGTAAGGAGATACAAAAAGCAATATATAAGTACCTTTATGACAATTGGAATGGTGAAACAGCTATTGAATATCCAGGTATGGAATTTGATCCCAGAAAATTAAATATTAAAGAATGGATACAATTAGTAAATATTGCAACTGATACACTGATACAAAGAAGAAAAGATAATAGAAAAAGTATTTCTGTTCTTATTCATATTTATCATACTTTTAATACAAATTTCTATAGATGTCAGGAATTAGGTGATATTCTAATTAAGCTATTTGATAAAAAAGATGTAGAAATACCTTTTTTTGGGATTTTAAGATTTACAGAAGCACATTATCAATATCATGGACATGAAGTAACTAAAAGAGAAGGTTTTGAGACTGCTTCTATTCGTATAAATGGTTTTTACGAAGGTTGTTAAAAAAGAAATTTATAAGGAGATAAAGTTATGGCAAGATTAGATGTAAGTGCAACAAAACTAACAAGAGATGGTATTTCAATTACACCAACTGTGTATATTACAACTGATGGAGCTAGTGTAACAAATGATAAAGATACTACTTTTCTTTATTTAAGTAATACAGATGCTTTAGCTATAGTTCTTACTTTTCATATTTACAAAACAGTAGACGATCAAGCAGTTGCAAATAAAACTGTTTCTATTGACGCAGGTGAAGTAATGATTTTAGGGCCTTTTCCAGCAAGTATATATAATCAGGCTAATGCTCAAGTCTATGTGGATGCTGCAACAGCTGACAAAGTAACAATTCAAGCGTTTTACGTTGAATAATTATCATAATATTTTTAGGAAATGTTATTATGGCAACAAAAAATTTAAGAGATGGTGTACTTACTCTTTCTGATGGTGATACACCAACACCAAATACATTAGAATTAACTCTGGAAGAAGGTGATTTAAATTTCACTGAGACAACAAATAAAATAGTGGTTAAAGATAGAGGCCGTTTAGACCATGTAAGAGACGGTGATGAAGAGCAGCTTACTGTATCTTTCACATTAAAATATGTTGAATTAATAAAACAAAGTACTGCTAGTGCTCCAACTCCATATGAAGCTCTTAAAAACATAGGGGCTGCTTCAACATGGGTTACTACAGACACTTACTGTGGTGGTGTCTATTCTCTTGATTTACTATTTAAAGTAATTGCCCCTTGTGATACTGAACAAGATGAACTAATTACTCTTAGTGATTTTTATGTTACAAGTATTGAGTTTAAAGAAGGTGATGAGTATAATACTTTATCGGTAGAAGGTGAATCTTTATTGACTACACCAACTGTTACTAAAGTGACAAAAACACCTTAATTTCTATATCTTTAGAGGTTTAATTTCTTAGACCTCTAAGCAAGCTAGTGTGACTTAATGGTAGAGTAACTGATTTGTAATCAGTAAGTTGTGGGTTCGACTCCCACCATTAGCTTTATTTAAGAAGTTTTTTATCTAAACCAATTTTTTAAAGGAATAACAGAATGAAAATTAAAAGCTTAACACAATTTGATAGAAATATTAAGACCCTTTCTTTTGTTAGACAAGGGAAAGTAAATGTTGAATTATTAATAGAAGCTTTACCTCTCATTTATACTGATACTATTGATGAAATTATCCCTTCACCTGTTCCTCCAAAGCTAGGATATTGTAGAGATGAAAAAAGAAAGTTTATAAAAGATGCTCAAGGATCACCTATTCCTTTTTATGATAGAGAAGACCCTAAGTATAAAAAAGAAGTTCAAAGAGCAAGTAGTTTACAAATGATGGCAATGATTTTAAAGGCTATAGATCTTCCTGAAAATAATATTGAATGGGAGTCTAAAAATGAAAGAAATACTCTTGCTTTTTATGAAGATGCATTAGAAGAATTTAAATCTTTTGGTTTTTCTTCAGGAGATCTCTTATATCTTATTCAGGAAATAACAAGTCTTTCAAGAATAAACTCAGATGAAATTGAGGATGAAATGAACGATTTTTTATCAAAACAGGGTTCGGAAAATCAGAACGTGTAGAGAGAACTTTTAAATATACAGTTTTCCGAATCTGTGAAAGATTTTCCTTTTCTATTGAACATTTTTCTAAGCTACCTAGAAAAAAACAAATAAGTTATTTAGCTTTTGAAACTATTCGAGAAGAGGAAGAGAAAATAGTTGAGAATAAAAAGATAATCTAAGGAGTTTCTTATGGCTACTATTACAGAGAAATTGAATGCGGTTATGCATTTAGATATTTCTCAGCCTGTTAGGTCACTTAAGACTTTTGAAAATCAACATAAAAATGTTGAAAGAAGTGTAAGAGCTACTTCAGCAGTTAGCATAGCTCTTTGGAACCAAATTGCCAAAGGTATTGTTTATGCTACTAGAATGACTATAAGTTTTGCAGTAGCACAAGCAAAAGCACAATTATCATTTGAGGAAACTATGGAATCTGTTCATACACTTATAGCAGGTTTTGATGATCTCAAAATATCTAAATTAAGTGCTCAAATGAAAGAATTAGGAGTAGCCATAGGAAAAGACCCTTTAGAGTTAGCAGAAGGGCTTTATGATGCTATATCTGCTGGTATGGATTCTGCCATTGAGAAGACAAAAGAGTTTATGACAATTATTACACAAGCTGCAATTGCAGGTAGAACAACGATTAAGCAATCAACTGGAGCTATCGTAGGTGTTTTAAATGCTTATTCTATGAAAATGTCTGAAGCCGGTAAAGTTGCTAATATTTATTTTAATATTGTGCGTAGGGGTATAACAACTTTTGATGAACTTGCTAGTCAAACATCTCGTTTAACTCCTCTTATGGCTGCTGCTGGTGTTGTTATGGAAGATTGGGGTGGTGCTTTGGCCCTATTAACAGCTAAAAAATATTCTACTTTTAAAGCCATAACAGCTTTACATGCAGTTATTAGAGCAATTGTAAAGCCTACGA